ACTTGATGATGATTACAGACACCCAATTCCAATGGGAATCCCTGGTATTGATAAACTACTTAAAGGTGGTTTAGCTAAAGGTGAGATCGGAGTAATTTTAGCACCAACAGGTGTAGGTAAATCGACTATCTTAACTAAAATTGCGAACCACGCATTTAACATGGGAAACAACGTACTTCAGATCTTTTTCGAGGATAATCCAAAGGTAATTCAAAGAAAACATTATACCCTTTGGACTAAGATTCATCCTGACGAATTGTCAGAAAAAAGAGAAGAGGTTATTACAAAGGTTAGAGAGATTGAGGAGTCAATGCCGAATAAGTTAATCATGAATAAATTACCATCTGATACGGTAACCATGTCACAAATCAAGAACCAAATTAGAAAAATGGTTGCGGATGGTAATAAGATTGATATGGTATTACTTGATTACATTGACTGTGTGGTTCCTGATAAGAACTTAGGTGATGAATGGAAGAGTGAAGGATCTGTAATGAGAGCATTTGAGGCGATGTGTCACGAAATGGATTTAGTGGGTTGGACCGCAACACAAGGTAACAGAAACTCAATTTCTTCGGAAGTTGTAACTACTGACCAAATGGGTGGATCAATCAAAAAAGCACAAGTTGGACACGTAATCATTACGGTAGCAAAGACACTACAACAAAAAGAAATGAAATTGGCAACAATTGCAATTACTAAATCAAGGGTTGGTGATGACGGGGTTGTGTTTGAGAATTGTAAATTCGATAATGCAATGTTAGACATTGACACTGAGAGTTCTATGACTTTCTTAGGTATTGAAGAACAAAAAGAAGAAAGACAAAGACTAAGAGTCAAAGAGTTATTAGAGAAAAGACAACAAAGACAAAAAGAAGAAACAAAAAATAATTAATTTTAATAAAAAGATGGAAAAGATATTAGTAGAAAACCCTAATAGGTTTGTTATATTCCCGATCGAGCACAATGATATTTGGGAATATTACAAAATGCATCAGGCGGCGTTTTGGACGGCTGAAGAGGTAGATTTGACGAATGATATTCGTGACTGGGAAAAATTAACCGATAATGAAAAGTTCTTTGTGAAGAATGTATTATCATTTTTCGCGGCTTCCGATGGAATCGTAAATGAGAATTTAGCTGAAAACTTCTACCGTGAGGTACAATATCCTGAGGCTAAGTTTTTCTACGGATTTCAGTTAGCTATGGAGAACATTCACTCATTAATGTATTCATTGTTGATTGACACATACATTAGTAACCCAAAAGAAAAGGACGAGTGTTTCAATGCAATTGAGAACTTACCGGCAGTGAAGAAAAAAGCAACATGGGCACTTAATTGGATTGATAATTCATCTTTCCAAGAAAGATTGGTAGCATTCGCAGCGGTTGAAGGTATTTTCTTTTCAGGATCATTCTGTTCAATATTCTGGATGAAGTCAAGAGGTATTATGCAAGGTTTGTGTAACGCAAACTCATTGATTTTTAAAGATGAGAACTTACATTGTGATTTTGCAATCCACTTATTGAATAACCATTGTGAAGAAAAACCATCTGAAAAAAGAATTAAAGAGATTTTGTTATCAGCTTTAGAAATTGAAAAAGAATTCATTACTGAGTCATTACCTGTTTCTTTAATTGGAATGAACTCAAACTTGATGAAACAATATTTGGAGTTTGTTGTGGATGGTCTATTAGTTAAATTCGGATGTAGTAAAGAATTTAATGTAGAACAACCGTTCAAGTTCATGGAACAAATTGCGGTTGAAACTAAAGGTAATTTCTTTGAATCAAGAACAATGGAATACCAAAAAGCAAAATTGAACGAAACGATTACGTTTGAAGAAGATTTTTAATTATTAAAAAATATGATGTCACTTAAAATATTAAAACGAGATGGGGATGATGTAACATTCAACCCACAAAAAATTTACCAACGTGTTAAACGAGCAGCAAAAGGTTTGAATGTTAATTCGGACGAGATCTTTATTAAGGTTATTACTTCAGTACCAACTGAAGGTGAAATAACGACAAAAGAATTAGATAAATTAATTTATGAGATTGCCGCGTCTTATACTGGTAGTCATCACGATTACTCAAGATTAGCTTCTTCAGTTGCGATTTCATCGTACCACAAAGAAACAAATCCTAGTTTTAGTGAAACTATGATGTTATTATATGGTGATGGGATCATTAATGAAAAATTAATCGAAACTATTAACGAATATGGTGGGGATAGTATTGATGAGGTAATCAACCATGAAAATGATTATAACTTTGACTATTTTGCATGGAGATCATTACAAGAAATGTATCTTTTAAAAAGACCTAATGGTGTTGTTGTTGAAAGACCACAACATATGTATATGAGAGTTGCATTATGGGTTACGGATAACTTTGTTGATGCGGTTGAATACTACAAATCATTATCTAACCAACTTATTTCTAAGGCAACACCAATTATGATTAATGCGGGAACAAAAGTACCTCAATTAGCGTCTTGTGTGTTACATTACAATAATTCAGATTCAAGAAATGGATTGTTAAATACATTAACAGATATATCAACTTATTCTTCGGATGCGGCTGGTATTGGATTGTCAATGTCTAACATTAGAAGTAAAGAAAGTAGAATATCTACATCAGGTGGGTACGCAGGTGGTTTGTTGAAATACCTTAAAATAGTTAATGAGTCATTAAGATTCTTTAATCAACAAGGTCGTAGACCAGGATCTGCAGCTATCTATCTTGAACCTTGGCATAAAGATATCTTTGATTTGTTAGACATTAAGAAGAACACAGGTGCGGAAGAATTAAGAGCTCGTGATTTGTTTACGGCACTTTGGATTCCTGATAACTTTATGAGAGCGGTAAAAGATAATACTGAGTGGTATTTATTCTGCCCTAACGACATTATCACTGCGGGCATCAAACCATTACAAGAATCGTTTGGTGATGAGTATGAAGAAAATTACAATAAGGCGGTTTCTTTAGGTTTAGGTAAAAAAGTTAAAGCACAAGACATTTGGTCTAAAATTATCGAATCACAAGTTGAAACAGGAATTCCTTACTTATGTTCTAAAGATAGTGCAAACAGAAAGACTAATCACCAAAACATCGGTGTGATCAAACAATCTAATCTTTGTAATGAGATTTATCAGTACACAGATGAGGAAACAACGGCTATCTGTACATTATCTTCAATTGTCCTTAAAAACTTCATTACTAATGGTAAATTTGATTTCCAATTGTTGTTTAATGAAGTAAGAAAAGTAGTTAGAACTTTAAATAAAGTTGTAAATATCAATAATTACTCAACACAAAAAGGATTGAAAGGTGGTTTGGAGCAACGTGCAATTGCTATCGGAACACAAGGTTTGGCTGACGTATTTTACTTACTTGACTTAATCTTTACAGATGAAGAAGCAAAAATCTTGAACAAACAAATTTTTGAAACCATCTATTACGGGGCGGTATACGAAAGTAATGAGTTATGTAAAAATGGTAAACACAAACCATACAAACACTTTAAGGGATCACCAATGTCTAAAGGTATTTTCCAATTTGATATGTGGGGATTAACTGAAAGTGATTTGTCAGGATATTGGGATTGGAATAAATTAAAAGAAGATGTTAAACAATATGGTGTATGTAATTCACTATTCACGGCACAAATGCCGGTAGCGTCTTCAGCTAAAATTACAGGATCATTTGAAATGACAGAACCTGCTCACTCAGCGTTATTCAACAGACGAGTAGTTGGTGGTGAGATTATGATTGTGAACAAATACTTAATTGCGGACTTTGAGAAAATTGGTATATGGTCAGAAGATTTAAAGAATGAAATTATCATGAATGAAGGGTCAATCCAAAACATTAATTTCAATAATTATTTAGATTCTGAAGACAAAAATTATAATAAGAAAGTTAAAAGAATTGAGCATTTGATTCCAAAATATAAAACAATTTGGGAGATTTCACAAAAAGAACTTATTAACATGGCGGCGGACAGAGCACCATTCATTGACCAATCACAATCGATGAATATCTATATGTCAAACCCAACATTATCTAAGATCACCTCATCACACTTCCATTCATGGGAGAAAGGATTAAAAACAC